TTCAAATCACAGCTGCTCGTACCAACGTTCGACCATTGAGCGCTGATGACTGCTTTAGCTGCAAAGTCTCCTGAGTTTAGCGTCACAGAGTAGTCAACCCCGTAGGCTCCTTGCTTGATGAAGAGTAAGACATCAGCAGGTGCGTCACCCGAAGCCTCTACACCTTGAGCTATGCCCTTCTCTGTGTTAGCTATGAATGTCGTATCTGACACTGTGAGCGCTTTGAATGCCCCTATGGGTGTCCCCGATGTAGTTAGGTAGTCTTTCCCATCAGGGAAGCTGACAGGAAACTCAGCCCCTGTCTCGGAGTTAAAGACTTGTAAGTTTCCACCCTGAATGAGAACAGAATAGCGTTCGTCGCTATCACGGTTGATGTCGTGGATGAACGTATCGGGAGTGAAATCCCCAGTCAGCGACCCACGGTAGTCCGTGCCATTACGTGAGGTGCTTCCTGAGATTATGGATGGGATCACATTAACCTGAGCTTCTACTTGTGCGGGGAACCGTAAAGCTTCTGCTTGCTGTGTGACTCCACCAACAAGGTTCGGGATGTTTACTTCGATCATAGTTTAATTATATCTCCGTGCGTTCTTCTGCTCAGCTGAGTTAGCTAGCGTGTAGCAGTTTTGGTTAAGCTCCTCCTTCATCAGGTCGGCGCGTGCTTCCACCTCGTCAGCTTTTGAGAACTGCCAGAGTATTTCAGCGTTCTCCCAGTTAGCTACGAGAGATCGCCCAGCTCGGACAAAGATGTAGCGGCGGGCTTCTTCGGGTAGATCATCGAAGTCGAGACGCACTGTGAGTAGGACGTTGACAGGTTCGGTGAATGTGGTGGTGCGGTTCTTTCGGTCGAACAGGATAGACCCACGTTTGATGGGGTCGGTTTCAGTCTCTTCTCCTTTGTGAACGTTGATAGTATCGGTTGGGCAAAGGATCGTGCCGTCGCCTTCGAGAGCTAGCTCACGCTGCTCGACATTGAAGCCCCAACCTTGGGCTTGGACAGCTAGATCAATGTTATCTAGGAGATCAACAGCCGCTTGGAGGTCGGGGGGTAGAAAGCCATCTAGGATAGCCTGAGAAATTGGTGCGTCTCCTTTCATGGAGAGCATTTGATTGACCGCAGATAAGCGGGTAGTTGCTGTGACTGGCATAAGAATAAAAAGAAAAAAACCCCCTGCCAGTGGTTAAACTAACAGGGGGTAAACAATACATGAACAAATAGGAAAAAGATGCGGTGTGAGGGAGACCCCAGCTTAAAGCCGAGACCTCCCCTGTTCACACCACATGAAACAAAACAACCTAGCTAGGAGCTTAGACTCCAGCAGCCGAGGACAATTCAACAGCACACTCTGGGCGGAGGATACCGTGACCGACAGCAGTTTTAGCTACCATCAGCGTGCCTTGGTGGGCAACCGAGTATTCATCTTCGAGTCCGATGCCGAGCATACGAACTGTTCCCATTGCGTCCTTTTGGAAGACCGTGCCAATGTGCTTGGAGAAGTCACCGTCATAGGTGTTGTTCTCGCCAGCCTTAGCGGTGATAACTGTCTTAGGAACGTTGTTGGACTTGAGGATTTTAACACCCGCAACGTGTGGGATGCGATTCTCAAGGTAGAGCTGTGCGCCACCGAGATCAGCGTTCTGCAAGTCCTTGTTCCGAGCTAGCAACGAGTATTGCTTAGGGCGGAGAACGATACAGCGATCATTCTCAGGGATGTCTTTCTCATCCAAGAGGATTGTTGCTTCGTAGATCGCTTCCGCAATAGACTCACCAGTATCACCGAGATTGGTAACGTCAGACTGATCGAGGACAGAGCCACCGTTCGCTTTAGGATCGGATGGGATGTTTGCGGTTGCACGAGCAGCGAGGGCGATGACCTGAAGGACATTGCGATCAAGCTCCATAGCTAGCGCTTGGCCTAGCTGTTCAGCATACTCACCACGGATTTCGTAGTTGTTCTTCAACTCGTCGATAGACGCAATGAAGACAGGAGCTACGAGGAGATCATCAAGAGAGATGATACGCTCACCGTGAGCGATGGTGTTGAGGAGACCGTTGGAAGGATCGAGGATGTCCTTACCTGCAACGTGGTATTTGGCAGTTGCCGAACCCATGATAGGGAAACCAGCGGACTTACCGTTCTTGAGATTACGGACTTTGTGGAGGCCGTCTGTAACGACGAAGCGCTTGTAGGAAGCAAGAATCTCTTTAGCGAGAATCTTGTAGAACAGTGCGTCAGTTGCACCAGCTTTGTTATCCTGACCGATACGGGATGGGGTAGTATTCATTTAGGTCTTTGAGAGGGGGGGTATGATACACGGATATGTATCGTGAGGCTTCCCCAACGGGGAAACTCTTAGGGTTGGGTGGGGTTTACTTTTAGCTAGCTAGCTAACCTCGGATGCCCAGAACCTAGCCGCAGCTAGTGGGTGAGTTTAGAAAGGTTACTTTAAGTAAGTCTTGAAAGTGTGAGGGTATTATATTATTTGCGTCCTGCCTCAAGTATCGCACAGTGGGGAGAGAGGTTGGATTTGAACCAACGCAGCTACATGCACATAGCTACCACCTTCGTTTTAACAGCAACAACACCCTTTCGGTGTGGCTAGCTCTCTCATAAATCCAAGCGCGTTATACCGACTCTTACGGTTTTTCTTTTAGTAGACCAACGCGCCAGATGCGCCTACCAGTTGTCTCACAGTAAATTAGTCTGTGATTATGAGTATTTAGTTAAGCTGAGTCCTGTCACAAGTATCTCAAAAGATTCCCCTCATATAGCGGAGGGGGTCGCTTTGGTTCTTACACGTTACTCACGGAGAGACGCTTAGCCACTTTCGCATTGAAAGCAGGGTCTGTTCTGTAGCGTGAGTCTTCCATATCCGCCAAGACCTCAGCCTCGGAGTTATATGGTTTCGTCACTGAACCATTTGTAGCTGCCTTACCGTTCAAACGGGTAGGCTTGCTGGCTTTCTTCGATGGGCCTTTAGCTGCATCGAACTTAGCTTTGAGAAGTTCCACAGCCATAGTAGCCTGTGATGCCTTCTTTGAATCGACTGCCTTGTTAAACGCGGCGATCTCTTTGTCGGAGTAATTCTCTCCTGCGAACTTCAGCATCTCGCTGTAGCTCTCTTGTCCACCAGCAGCATCATAAACAGCCGTATTGAATACGCCCTGCTTTGTGTTAGCTACCTGTTGAACTTGTGCCTTCTTGAGGGCGATATGATCTTCGATGTATTGGCGGGGGATGCCCTGCTCTTCAACGATCTTATCAATCGACTCCTTGGAGATGTCGCCAGTATCTTTGAACTCAGCTGTGAAAGGTGCTGCCCATTCAGGGAGACCATCATCAGCGTCATCGTTCTCATCATCAGCGTCATCGTCGTCGTCAGCTTCGTCGTCGTCAGCGTCGTTCTCGTCGCCTTCTTCGTCATCAGCGTCGTCAGCGTCGTTCTCGTCGCCTTCGTCTGCATCGTCGTCGGTATCATCAACCGTCTGGAACTCTTCAAGCTCCTCTTCGTTGAGGACGTTGGATTCGAGCACAGCGCTAGCTGCGTCGTCGAGTTCGCCTGTAGCTACTACTTCTGCGTCTAGCTCAGTAGCGTCTGTGATATTGGCGATGTCTTTGTCGGTGATTACTTTGCCCATGTGGTTTTTTCGTTGAGGGATTATTATTCAGCGGGAGCAGCTTCTTGCTGTCCTGCTACTTGTTGTTCGACCAACTTACCACCCTGAGCTAATGCTTGTGGGCCTAGTTTGTTGATCATCTCCTGTTGTTGGAGCTGCTGCTGTTCAGCTGCTAGCTCTTCTTCACTTTTACTGATGCCTTCCCAGTCAATACCGATGATGTTGGCAATGCGGGTAATGCCTTCAGATACTTTGGATGCGCCAGCTAATGCCTGCGGGCCGAAGATTTCACCGACCACGGATGCAAAGGTTCGCATTTGGTCTAGCTTGTGATTCTGACCGAGAGCTTCCAACCCTGCCACGATGGACGGAGTTACAATATCTTCGGGCAGATCAGGCATTCGATTGCCCATCTCCATCCTCCAGCTAAGAGCCTCAATGAGCCGCTTCTGAAGTTCGAGAGCTAGGATAGAATAAATACCACCGAGAGCATCATCAAGCTGCTCAGCTCTGAAACGCATCTCCTGAGCTGTCACACGATCACCTGAACGAGCGAACGCTGAGTTAATCAGGAAGATTTCAGAGAGTGCCTGCTTGAGTCCAGCGTTGTGTTGGTAGGCTACAGACATGTCCGCGTTATTCTGTGATAGAGTAAGTGGCGTAATGTCGTCGGGGTTGCCAAAAACAAACTCCAGATTCGCAGCCTTGTTCAATTGAGCTAGGTCGGTCTGTGAGTTTGGTTTAACAAGCGGGATGATGCGAGCCTTAGCTACTGCACCCTGCTTGAGGGCTAGCTCAAGTGTGTCGTGTGTCGATAGAGCACCACGGTATTCCGAGATGAATGCACGACCCCAATCCTGACCGTCCACCTTGAACAGGCGGAGGGGAATCAGCGGGAGACGATTCAGTTCATAGCTACCATCTTCAACGACCTCGCCACCAGCTTCTAGCTGATATGCCCAGTCTTCGACAGTGCGTGTGAACTCACGGTAAACAGTTACCTGAGTTTCATTATCGTCCTCGTTATCGTCTTGCTCAATGCTAGCTAGAACCTTAGCTCGTAGCTCTTCATCTTCAATGAGGCTTGGGTTGATCATCTCCTTGATGATGATTCGGGTGAGATCACCATAGCCATCACGAGTGAGCACATAGTCCGTCATACGGATATAGCGAACACTACCCTCTTCAGGGATTTCAAGACACACGTTGCCAGCTACGATGAGCTGCTTAACGCCTTCACCGAGAGCGACACGAGCCGCTGCGTTCTCACCTTCTTCGATGATAGATGTAACAACCTTGTTCAGGCTCTGCTGCATCTCAGCTGAAGCGGCTGTAACCTGCTCAGCGATCTGCTTCATCTGCTCTGTCTCCAGTTCTTTCTGTCCTTCTTCAAGGTTCTCCTTAGCTAGCTTAACCAGTAGGTGCGTTAAGGTCTCCTCTGAGACGTTGTAGCGGAAGAACGGTGCTGCGATAGGGAGCAGCGTGTAGGTCAGCTTAGCTGAGAGATTGTTTAATCCCTGTGCGCCTGTGCTTTGGTTCGGGTCGGGTAGATCGGCTGAGCCGTTGTGACCTTCGGGGGGAAAGATATCAGGGATAGTCAGCTCAGCGTTTTCACGTGCTCTGTCTAGGAAGGGCTGGCGTTGCTGAGCTAAGCGCTCATACTCCGCTGCGATGGTTTTGTTATTGTCCAATTAGGGAGTTCTCCTGTTTCACTGTGATCACACTAGGCAAAGTCACAGGAACACCAACGACCATAAAGGCATGTTGGCTTTTCGCTGTGAACAAGGCTTGGTCTTGATTAGTCCAAACTCTGTTTTGCACTTGTCGAATCTGAGCTAGCTCGTGATGAGCTTTGTCCAGAGACCGAGTGATGAAATATGTGGCTCCTACAGCTGAGCTGAGGATGGTTAGTATAAGAGAAGCCAAGGGTAGTGTGTTTTTAAACATGGCTTTAGAAAGTTTGGTAGGAACGGCAACGCGCTGCCTTCAGTATTCGGGTTATCAAGGATTCTCTACTTGTTCCTCAGAACGTAGACCCGACCTCGCTAGCTTGATTAGCTAGCCGTTATCTAATACTGCCTACCGTGGGGGTTAGGGGTGTCGGCGCTTTCTACATACAGGTGCTTGCCTATAGTGGTAGTCTGCTCTCCAACGGGGGTTTTAGTTTATACTCCTCGAATTACGCTTCAGGAACTCTTATGAGTTTGAGAGGCGCGAAGAGTTGGGTAGGAGTTATTCGCCCAGTAAGGCGGCGAGCTGTGTAGCTGTTTTATTGGATCGCAGCACTTCGATCTCTGCCTCGTCGCTATCTTGGTTGAGGCGGACGATCCGCTTCTCGTTGGCTACGATGCGTTTGTCTTGAGTAGCGACGTGCGCTAAAAGGTTATTACGGAGCTTCGAGAGTCCTTTAGTAATAGATGCGTAGTTCTTCATAGGTGGTGTGTGTGTTCGGTTAGTTCCGTTCTAGCTGGTATTCCAGATAGTTGATTGTCTTGAGTGCTTCTCTGGTAAATTCAGGAGCTGCTATCACCGCTTCTTCAAATTGCGGGTGAGCTAGCAACCTCTCGGTATTAGCTAGTTTCGTCGTCGTGGCGCACCCCGTTAAGGATAGCGTCAATACGATCATCGACAGTTGCATCTTTAGTTTCATGGCGTTGCTGAGCTTGAGACTCTTTGATGCTGTCGAGTAGCCTACATAAAAGCTCCCCCAATAAAGGGAGAGCTTTCAGTAGAGCGAGGAGTGTAGCCATACTACTTAACGTTTTTTGCGCCGCCGTAGTTAGCTCCAACAAAGTCGATAACCTTACGCAGAGCTACGAGAGCTTTCTGTGCGAGGGTAACAACTACATCATCCTTCGGTGTTGGGGTAGCAGCCGCGATTAGTGCAGCTGTGCCTACCACACTGGTAGCGATGAGGAGGATCGTGGGAGCAAGCGCCACAAGGGTATTGATTTTTTCGATCACTGTTGGTGGGGGGGTTAAGTGTTCACACCACTAGCTGCGCCGCCAGTATTAGTCGATGCACGACCAATCTTTAGGGAGCTTGTAGATGTCTTTTTGCGTGAAGTCTTCCTAGCCTCCGACACCTTCTTGACCTTCTTCACGATAGGCTCAGGAGGAGGTGGGGGTTTAGGGGCTTCAGGGATTTCTGGTTCTTTAACGTCAGGAGCGCACATTCTTGAATAAGGGGGTTAGATGTTCAGTCGCTGCCTCAGTTTTCAACCGTTCTACTAGAGCGATCTTCCCCTCCCGAAACCAAATCTCACGCTCAGTCTCGGTAATCGAGGGGCGTTGATCGGTCTCAGCAAGGGAGTCGAGGTAGGCGAGTTGCTGGACAGTGAATGGTTGTCTAGGTGCTTGTGGCTTTATCACTGTTTGTTCGTAGGGATGTCTATTGATTAGCCCTGATGTTTACTGCGTTCGATCATGCCGAGAGCGATGGTCGAATAGCCAATCAAGTCCTTGAAGATGTCCTCAACTGCATCACCCTTGGTGGTGACAGAGAGACCGCCTGTAGCTGTGAAAGCTTTCAAGCGCTGAATCTTATCGAGGATGCGGACGGTCAGCCCAGTGAGCGGGTCGATACCGAGAGACAGCGACTCATCGAAGTTGGCGAATGGGTTGTCCGCTTCGCCCTTTCCTCCTGTGTAGTCGTCATTCTTCTTACGGGTGAACGCCGCCAGATCATCAAAGGTCTGACGCTGGAAGCTATACCACCACTCCTTGCCGAAGGTTGGGAATGCGATGAGTTTACCTTCAGCTAATGCGGTTGGGCTACCCTCTTCAGCTACGGAGTCTTCCTCAATCGGTGTATCCTCATAGACAACCTCACTTGCCAGAAACTCTAAGATTTTATCAAGAGGCTTCTCTTCTTTAGATGAGCTAGGCCCGTCCAACTTGGAGCACGCCTCCAGCCAGAAGGTAATGCCTTCGGGTGTGTCCTCCCAGCGGAATGCGCGGGCGAGTGCTTTGACTGGGTGAAGTGTGTCACCCTTCTCAGTGGTGGTGACGAGGAACTGTCCGTGTGTGTCGTGGTAGTCGGCAGCGCGTTTCATTGCGAGACTGCGTAGCTCGGCATCCTGGATTTCAATGAGCGCTTCGATCACAGGAACCTCAGCGTGTGTGAGACAGAATGTGCAGAGGAGGTGGGGTGGTGTTGTAGGCATAATAATTATTTCGTTTCTGGTTCTGCGACAGGGAGTAGCTTAGGTGCTTCCCATAGTGTGAGTTTCTGAGTGTGCATATTCCAATCATCCCAAGTGAGGATGCGGGCCATGCGTGCGTTGAGGAGTGCTTCGGCTTCGTTCAGCCCAGCTTTCTCGTATGCTTTGACGATGACTGCCCACATCTCAGCTCGTGAGGTGCAGGGAGCTAGGAGCTTGGCAGCGGTGATCATCCCGATCTTGGGGCAACCTTTGTATCCGTCTACCGAGTCGCCAGCTAGAACCTGAGCCATGAAGAAACTGTAAGCCTCCTTGCGGGTAGCTACTGTGGTCTTCTCGGTATTCAGGTCGTAGAACGGGACTTCGGGTAATGTCTTGAAATCCTTATCGACTGAACAGATCACACGAGTCTCCCCTGTGTCTGGTTGTGTGGCTAGGATACCGAGGATGTCATCGGCTTCCAGCGTCGGCATCTCGTAGCTAGTATAGGTAGCTAGAAGATACTCACGCAGAGCACCATGAATAATTGGTTTCCGTGTAGCCTTGCGGTTCGACTTGTAGGTCGGGAGCAGTGCGAATCGAAAGCCTTCCTTAGTGGAACAGGAGAGAGCGACTTCGACACGATCTGCGTCTAATGCTTTACGAACGTTTTCAATACGATCATCTAGCATTTGTTTGGCTTGATCCAAGTCAGCGTGTAGAGTCCAGATACCGTCACCCCATTCAATAGGAGTTTCAATAGCTAGACCCACACGGTAGACAAAGACATCGGCATCAATTAGAGCGATGGTTTCTGACATAGTGTTAGCCGAGTAGTTCTTCGGCGGTATAGATTGCGAGGATGAGTAGTGCAGCTAGGACACCTGTAAGAGGTTCCATTAGTGCCGCGGCATAGGGTGAGTCCTTGGGATGATACCGTTTGTGACAGTGCCGCAACCAAGGACAGGCTTACGTGGGAAGTCCTTACCATAGGCTTGAGCGTAGCTATGACGATCAACGCCACATCCTACAGCCATGCCCCAGAGCAAGTCGTGGTCGGTAGCTGAGAACTCTACACCAAAGTTACTGTGTAGGTGTCCCATCACCACGCTCTTACGCTTCTGCTTCATAGCATTGACGTGAGCATACATACCACTGAAGCCTGTGCCGTGGATGTAAGCCACACCATCAACATCAAACTCCCAATCGAATACCCAACCTTCAGGACATTCGAGGACTTCATGGAGTGGGCGTACGTAGGCTCTAGCTAGCCCATGCTTCAACGCTTTCCGTGCTGGTAGGTGGTCGTGGTTTCCAATACAAATCTTTGCTACTGGAAATTCCTTATACCACTTAGCTAGGTTAGCTTTAGCTTTAACTAGCTCGTCACCTGCTGACATCCCATCGGGGTCGGCATCATGGAAGCTGATAGCATGCTGATCAACGATGTCTCCAATGAAGACAATATCAGTCACGCCTTCAGCCCTGAACGTATCAACAATGAAATCGAAGTAGCCAGCAACCGAGAACGGCTCATGGATATCACCAACAACACCAACGACGCGATCAGGTGAGATTATTTTAGTGCGTATCTGAGCTAGGGCGAGCTGTTCGGTGAGACTTAAACGCGGGCGGTAGCCTACGTTGATAATTTTCTCTGACATATTTCTTTGAAGGGGTTAGGGGGTGGAGGGTTAGGTGGTGTCTTTGGTTTCAGTAGTGAGTAAGGCCACATAGTTTTAGTGGGTTTCGGCCCAGTTCATTCCGATCTTGTATTCACCATCCAGAGGACAGCGTAGCTTGAGGTCTTCCCCAGCGTTTCGGATTGATTGCACCATCAACTCACCGAGCGTGTCAGCTAGCTCAGGCTTGCATTCGATTTGAAACTCATCGTGAACGTTGAGCATCAGCGCGAAGTCTACCTCCATCTCTAGCCCAGCTTGTGTAGCTAGGTCAGCGAAGAGGACAGCAGCTGTTTTCATAATGACAGCTCCAGCGGATTGAAGGAGCGTGTTGAGTGCGGAGTGCTCGGAGCGAACGAATAGTTTTCTACCGTCCAGTCCTGTGAGCGTTTTGTTTGCGCGGGTAGCTACGATGACGGCATCCTTTAGATAACGAACTGCGGGCAGCGCATTCATAAAGGTGGTCTTCAGGTTCTTACCGTGGGTGGCTGTGCCTCCTACGATCTCACCAATCTTACCATCACCTCCACCATAGAGCCATGCGTAGATGAACGTCTTTGCGTTGTCGCGTGTCGGTAGTCCAGCAGCTGCTTGATTGTAGCTGTGGATATCACCTTCGAGAATCTGCTTAGCATACTCACCCTTGTCCCAGCGTCCAAGGTAGTGAGCTAGGCAGCGGAGTTCTAAGCCAGAAGCATCTGCCCCAACCTGAACCCAACCTGATCGGGTCGGGCCAAATAGTTGCCGACACTCATAACCGTAGCCGCCACTAAGTCCGTATAGTATCCCTTCCTTGTTCCGCCGAACGGCAGGAACCTGAGCGAGATTGGGAGAGCTGTGAGAGCAACGACCTGTGACACATTCGTTTGTTTTAACACGTCCATGAATTTTTCCTTTGTTGGTGTGCTTCATCCAGCCTTCGTTTCCTGAGCTGATCTGACTGCACCGTTTCTTTAACATCAGATACTTATTCAGGAGCGGAGCTTCAGGGTAACTCAATCCAGCTAGGATCGTTTCTGTTACCTTTGGCTTGCCGCTCGGTGTGAACTCCTCTGGCTCCCACCCATATTTAAGGGTGAGAGCAGCGGCGATCTGATCTGTTGATGAGGGGTTGATGGGGGTATGCTTTTCTTTAAAGCGTCCCTTAGTTAGAGAACCAGCGGAGTGATGTAGTGAGGCTTCCTTCTTGGTTGCCCACTCCTGCCCGTCTGGTGAATCCCAATAACGAGACTTCAAGACTTTCACATTAGGAGGGAACAGTGCCTTGATCTCCTCTTCGAGTTCGTAGCGCGTGCCTTCGATTTCACCATACAACTTGTTAGCTGCTAGCTCGTCGAAGCCTACACCGTTGCGCTCTTGGATAGACATGAGTTCTTTGAACCGATGTTCCAGAGCAAGACATTGATCTGAGTATGGTCTAGCTGTGAGGTATCTGTAGAGAGCTACATTGACCGACACATCCTGAGCACAATACTCCTCCATCTCCTGAGACCATTCGGCCCAGTCGGTTTCTTCTGCGAAGTCTCCCTTGTGAATGCCGAGACGGTAGCCCCATGCTTTCAAAGTTTGACTGCCGTAGAACTTAGGAGGCAGTGAGCGTTTGCGCTGTCTAAAGTCTAGCTCCTTTAGGTGAGCATAAATAACTGAGCTAACTACGTGAGTATCGTAGACAGAGCCGCGAGGCTCCCACTCAGGATAGAGTTTGTGTATAGCTGGAAAGTCGAAGTTGATGATTGAGTGACCAATCAAAGTTCTAGCTCCAGCTAGGCGGGAGAGGGCTACTTGTATTTCAGAATCGTCGTAACCTGTGGCGTTTCTGTAAGTAGCTGCCTCTCCCGTATCCACATCCTCAATACAGATACAATGAATGCGATCTGTAACATCTAGTAAGCCATTAGTTTCAATGTCGAATACCAGATTTGCTGAGTCTATGTCCATGTGTGTCGAAGTATTCCTCCGTTGTTGCGTAATTGCGTGAACCTAGTTTAGGGAGCGTCGAGCGTTCCTTATTCGGGAACAGCTCTAGCTGCTCAGAAGTCTGATTCGTTGTCTGGTTTGAATCCATAGTCGCTAGCTCCTTTCTTTTGTTCGCGTTCGAGTATTGAGTCAGGCATGTCACACTCATTCAGGAGTCCTGTAGTGTGATCATACTTTGCGGCGAAGACTTCACCCGTTCCTGAGCCGAGTAAACGATCCTTGAGGCAGCGCACTAATGTAGTGCATCTGATATCAGGATCGGAGTGTTGCTGATTGCGTTCGAGACCAAAGGCGTAGTGAACCCAGAACCCGATAGCTCGTGAGCCTTTGAAGTGTCTGAGCATTACTCTACCCCCCTCTTCGTGGGGCGTGCCGTCTGGTGTAGCTAGGTGTGAGATAACATAGATGCAAACGTTCAAGCTCAAAGCTAACTGAGCAAGCTCAGCCATCAATGTCTCTAACATCTCCTTCTCGTTATCGGATACAGCGGCGAGTGCGGTAAGGTGATCAATGACGATATGCTTACAGCCACAGTCCAGAGCCATGTAACGAATGATTCGTTTGATAGGCTCCCACTCAATGCCGCCGAAGTGGTCATAGAGATAGAGCTGATCTTTGAACGAGTCTACAGTCTCAGCTAGCTTGACCTTATCGACAACAACATCGGGGTTATGATATTGAGTCTTGTCCCGCTTGCCTGCGATCCGTCGAACTGCTTGAGCTGGTGGCATCTCCAGATAGATAGCTGCAACCTTCTCCTTATTTACGGAGATGGTGTGCTCGATAACTTGCGTCATCACATCTGTCTTTCCTACACCTGTGCCAGCACCGAGCGCATAGAGTTCACCGTAGCGGCGACCTCGTGTGATCGCTGTCATAGCAGGCCAAGGCCAAGAGATACCCTGTTGGATATCCTCAAGAACTTTCTCCTTCAGTGAGCTAGCTTCGACAACACCATCAAGACGGTATTGCTGAGCTGACCACATACAGGCGATTAGGTCTTTACCACGTCCAGCCTTGAGCATTTCGTTGGCATCCTTCAGAGGTAGCTCAGCTATGTAAGCCTTGCCGTTCTCCAGTAGCTGAGCACATTCCTTAGCTGCGTCCCGCCCTACTTCATCCATGTCGAAACAGAATACGATCTCT